GATTCCGTGGCGACACAGGGATTGGTGCCCTAACCGGACTGAGTGGTGTGGGACAACAAGACCCATTTTTGTACGACTTTGACTCGAAGAGGGAATACAATTACAACGAGTATTCTCAGGCGACTCCATTTTACAGGTTTTATAGACCAATCGAACGTAGTTTTTTTGGACAGGAGATTCGTTATGCATTCAAACCCAAGGAGATGGGCGATTTATTGTGCGGCTTGATGATTAGTTTTAATTTTCCAACAACAACAACTTCAGTTACTTGCCTAAAAAATTTTGGATTTTCTATGATTCGGAAGATTGACCTTAACATTGACGGAGCTACTATCCAGACGCTTAGAGGTGAATGGATGTCCATCTATGAATCTATGTATTCATCTAAACAAGATAGAGTAAATATTATGAACAATTTAATTAATTTTGGATCAGAATATGACACACAATCAACTTTATTGGAAAACGCAAGTTCACAATCACTGCTTGTTCCTATTCCATTCTTTTTTAATACTCACTATGTTGATAATAAGATTGGAACGACCTCTTTCAGGGCTCCAATGCCTTTGTGTGCCATGCATAATTCTGAAATTATATTAGTAATTCAATTTAAGTCACTTGAGGAAATTGTAAGTGACACAAGTGGATTCGCAAGTGATGCAGATTTGACTGATTTTAAATTTGTTACACAAGAAATAACTTTGACAGAAAGTGAACGTTTTATGTTAAAGTCTACACGACAAGAATACCCAATCGAAAAAATAATAACAGAAGAAACTCAATTTCCGGCACGAGTAAATGAAACAATTAGATATTATTTCAATAGCGCCTATTCATGTCGTGCTATATTTTGGACATTTCAGAGTAAAATAAATGGATATAATCCAATTTTTTATACTCCTCTTATAAATGCAAGAATCACAACGTTAAATAAGACAGATAGAAACGAACTTCGCAAACCTCTTTTTGTTCAACAATTGCAGTCCTATATTCACAATTATCACAATGATGGAAGTTTTTATGGTTATTCATTTTCGGAGGAACCTCTCCAAGTGGTATTGAATGATTATGAATTCCGCGCTCCGAGGCCACAGAGTTCTTACATTGAATTATTTTTTACCACGGCCGCTCCGGGTTATACATTTTGGTCGCAAGTATATCCAGTTGATACTAAAAATTATATTGTATCATCCGATAATATTATTCTTAATACAAGTGTTGGTTTGGGTGGAGATAATATACTTCGATCGTTGGATATGAATACGGATGGATATCTCAGAACGGACATAGCCAGTGTAGGCATAAAAGGCGAAACTGCATACACCGATACTGCAAATTTGAAAAATCCATATTATATGCGTTTTGAACCTTGGAGCAATGTTTATAGGATCAGCATAGCATCTACATATTATTATCCATCCACAACGAATCACTTTGTAAACAGTTCTAATGAATTTCAGAATGGTTCTTTAGAATATTCAAGTAATACTCTTACAGCAAGTGTTCCTTTTTGGAGTGACTCCTCAAATACGAATGCGGTCGTTCTATTGCAAGACGTCGCGGATGCTGCGCCTTTGTGGGGAACGTGTGTGGCAAACTTATATGCTACATCAGTTGGTGCTACGGTTTCTGTAACACCAATTTCGTCATCTTTTACACAAGGAAAAACCTATCCAACAGATTCGGGAACATTTGCAGTTAGACCTCATATAAAAATTACATCCGATGCAAGAACAAACATTAATACACCTGTACCCACTGTTGATGCATATTTGATGACTATGTACTATCTTTCTACTAATCGTTTTATAACGATGAACGGGTCAGCTTATATTCAAGAAAATGATCTCAAAAATGGGATATTAGAAGGCGAATTCAATAGATTAGACACGGATGGTTCTGGCTTCGTGGAAGCTATTGAATTTGATGTTTCAAATTATGACAAAGATGGAGACGGAAAGATGTCTTTCGCCGAGTTCAAGGATATCGAGGAAGGCTAATCTCGGATCCAGTAAACACGGGACGTGCTACACCATTCTCAATGTAAAGCAAATTCATCGAGAGTGCGTACAAGCGAAGAAGAACTTCTTTATAGATATAAGGTTTAACTAAATTACCTCCACTGTTTATAGTTTGTTTATCAACAATGTATTGATTTGTTGTTCCTGTATACGCTATAATTTTAGTATCTTCTGGTAGATTATAATGTTCTACATAATCACCGATTTTAGCGGTGGGCTCTAACGAACCCCATTCAACTGTTGTTACGTCACCATCGGTGTAGGCACTTCCAAGAAATGGTCCTCCAATGTAATAATTCTTTGTACTTTTCTTTACAATTATATTGAACAGTGGATTGTTAATTGTCGAAAAATTTATAGATCCATTTGGAGACGTGCGATTCATAGGATCTTTACACAAACTTAATGCATATACAAATCCATAGTATCTATTTGAAAGGTTTAACAATGTTTGACAAGCACCCGGAAAATGTGAATAATATTGAATTCCACGATACATTTTATATGTTCCTATTTCTTTTGGCATGAGTACCTCATTATCCAATATAATTTCCATAGAATCTATAAAATCATAAATATCGGGAGTTATGATTGGTCTTGCATCCAGTGTAGGCGTTGGAACGCCGTCTGGTATTTGTCCACGCGAGTAATCAAATGCATTGACAGTTTCTAGACTTTTGTCTTTGAAAACAACAAACAATGCTTTTACGGGATTTACAAATTCTGGTTTCAAACAAAATGACGTATTATTAGTATACGCAACTTCCTCAACCTGGAATTGTTCTACTGGAAATATCAATGGTCTGTTAATTAACGAATCAACGACATCTTTTGGTGCATAACCATATTCTATTCTAAGGCGTACCTCTGATGAATTTATGCCCGCATCGACACCTCCCCAACGATCCGAATTCCTAAGACCTATCTCAACTTCCACTTCCTGATAGCGCAATGCACATAGAGGAAGTGCCAATTCTGGAGTATTATGAAACCAAAAATCTAATGGTATTTGAAGTCTATATGGACGAGGATATTGCGAGGTATCGCTAAATGGAAACGTTGGACTTCCGCCAAGCATTCTAAATAATTGCGCAACGGTAAAGGTTTCATTTTCTGGTTGTGTTAAATTGAGTCGCATATTAAATGTTTCTCCGGTTTCTTGTTGAAACGTAGTTCCTCCAATCACAATAGAAGCAAAGTCCAACATAGCATGCCCTTGATTCACATTCAAAGAAGCGACACTGGTGTAATCAATTAATGCATATATTCGAGTAATAAAATCTCCATGTCGCGGAATCAAAAACTTGCCAGAACCACCAAAGTCGATAGTAATAGGATCCGTGTCAAAACTTTGTCTAGTGAAATTAGATGTTTTTGTAAACACTGATTTAAATGGAGTCTGAATCATATTCTACTATGAATGGAGCTTTATTTTTTCTCGATTATAGCGAGGATTTGTTTTTTAACACTTTCATAACTCATTTTTGAACGAACCTCTTCTTGAACCCATTCGCCTGTGGTCTCGATGTCATCATCATATACTTTCTGTAGACCTTTTACAATGTTTTCAGCACTTGGTTTTACCCACCATGCCTGTTGTAATGTGTTGTAACATTTCTGCGAAGGTGAAACGGCAACTCCATGCCAACAATAATCTCCCATAGCCCCGAATCGGGTTGTCACCACCGGTAACCCAAAATACTGCGCCTCCAACTGTGGAACACCAAATCCCTCTGATGAAGATCCACACAAGTAAACGTCGGCACACTTGTATACTTTTTGAAAAGTTGTTTCATCCAAAGTACTTTCTGTTAATTTATAAGCACTAACAGGAATATCAAGTTCTTCCATCATCTGTTCTATATGATAAACCCTTTGATGTTTGAAAGGAGGCGAATGAATCCACAATAGTGACTCTGGATGAAGTTTGTTGAATTCCTTGAAGGCAAGCAAAGTAGTTTCAATGGATTTTCTACCGCTTTGTTCATAATTACCTGCTATTGTTAGGATTACATATTTATCTTCTAAATTAAATTTACTTCGTATTCTTTCTCTTGTCTCGGTTGGCGGCAGAGGTGTTTCAAATCCAATAATATGAGGAACAACGTACGTATCTCTTTTCAATTGATTCATAACTCGAGTGCGCGTCGAAGGACAAAGTGATATGATCCCACTTATTTTAGTCAATGCACCAAGTGTTGGTCTATCAATTGGATCATAGTGAAGAGGAAACCAAAGATAAGATGGACACAAAAAATTTTCAGAAGTCAACGATTCTAATACGAAAATATCTTGAAGAAAAAAGATGATATCGGCAAGAGATGTCTTTATGTGTTCGTTTACTTCTGAAATTTTCACCTGACGAGGAAACGCATCTCCTTGATTTAAAATAAATGAAACTTCTGGACGATCCAAAAGAGCTTGTGTGTGTGGATCACTCATTTCGTCTCGTAGGATATTTACTTTCACAATATCCCTAAAATGCAACACACCAGAATGTTTTATGCCACTAACACCCCACATAAGCATGGTAACCGTATGTCCCGCTTCAATAAACATTTGTATCAAATATTTTAACTGTTGGGGATACCCTCCTTTTGCGCCATAAAAAGGCGTTCCGTTGCTTGATAAAAGAATACGCATTATTATGTTTAGTCTCATACGTTTAATTGAAAATTTATAATATTATGATCATCCCATACGGCTTCATGATGATTCGGTATTTGCCAGTGGGATCTTACCATATCTTCATAATAATATTCGATATATTCATTATTTAGTACGTAATCCTCGGTGCCTCCATTAAGCAAAGTCCGAACGATTAAAACTTCTACAAATGACGAAAAACTATGATTCTTTAACCACATATATTCAATGTAACGATTGTGAAACCATTTCTGATTGTACATATTTAACATAAAACATGCTATAATAGGTGTAGTATCTATACCACGATATCCAATAAAAGGACACTTGGCCGTTATTTCGCGTCTATGGACATTAGAAATGTCTTTGTAATAACAATTTCTACATACACGTTTCTTAGAACTTCCTTTTTTTACCTTGTAAAACACACGCGAAAGGTATTCCAGTTCTCGTGAAAAATATTTTAAACAGTAATTTATAAATTCAAATTTACTAGACCATAGCAATGGCACTCCACACCATCTGCAACTAGTTCTTGGTTTTATCATTATATTAAAGAAATTGTAATATCTTTAATATAATGTCAAAAATACCTGCCTTTCAGATATGTTCAGATCTTATTAACACTGATATTATATACAAAACAATCGTAAATAATGTCGATATTGATCGATTTGAAAACCAATTTGTTATTTCCTATGATAAATTTCCAGATAAATTACCAGACATTGATAATATCTTGAAATCTGTCTATCATTCTTATTTTGAAAATATGAAAAAAGAAGGTTATACGTTTGATTATAAAGGAGAACTTTTAATTGAAAAATATTTAGTTGTGTGTCCAAAAAATGAATATAAAGAATGGTCACAATGTATACGTTCGAAAGACGGTAAAAAAATGGGCATATCTTTAAATGTTCATATTTTTCTTAATGATTCTAACGTGTGGTTTGATTATTTTTGTCCATTTTTGGATGATGTTCAAAATGTAAAAGTCTCCAAAGGTCAAGTCGTATGTTATCCTAATTTTTGGGGCTCCTTATATAGACATCCATGTTCAAATAAAGAACACGTTTCATACCTTAGATGTGTTATAGGACTACCTCTATAATTTGAATCAATCTGCAATTTTCTAAACTATTACCATAACCATATGATCCGGCAGCAGAATGAAAAAAATTATAGTCAACTATCACCGCTCTGTTATATTTGTAATCTATTTTATGATAACATTGAAAATTGTCCAAATTAAATGAATCTTTGTTTAAAAGTTCATCACTGAAATTTTTATTAGGTCGTTTTCCCATTTTTTTATGTTCGTAAAAATTAATACCATCGTCTATTGTATTAATTTCGTCCGGCGTCAAATAGATAATCACATGGTATCCATTACCATCGTTTCTATGAATGTACTTCATTGATTGATCTCTAAAACGTGTATTTCTATATCTCGCACACGTAACTTTCATAGTCTTGCCTTCAAACACTTTCTGGAGTTTTTCGCGACACTCGTCGTTTATTATATTTTTATCTATAGTATCATTACCCATAAAAAACCCGCGTGATATTTTTTCATACTTTTGATCAAGAGCATGGTTTCGAATAGTATCCGGATTATCATAAAAATTGTCAATAACTTTAATGAAAGGATAATTCATTTTTAATTAAACTAGAGATTATATCTTTAATATAATGTCAAAGAGTTCTTTTTTTCAAGAGCACGTTTTGGATTTTGACACAAGTTCCATTTATGAAAAAATTTCAAATACGTTCGATTTTTCATTAATAGAAAAAAAAATTACTATTGAATATAAAAAATTTCCAAACGAACTTCCGGATATAGATGATAATATAAAATCACTATATAAAAAATACTATAATAATTTATTCGAAGATGGATATGATTATGATAGTATTGGTGAACTTTATATAGAAAAATATTTATCTATTTCACCTAAATTTCAGAGGGGTACACGGTGGGTAAAAGGTATAAGGCAGAAAAATATAATATCAAATGGATTAAATATGCACATATTCTTAAATGATCCAGGTGTACATTTTGAATATTTTTGTCCTTTCAATAATGATATCATCTCCATTAAATGTGAAAAGAATAAAGTTGTAGTTTATCCACAATTTTGGGGATCGCTTTTTAAACATCTAACATTTGATACAAATGTTGTGTATATAAATTGCGTTATAGGATCACTTCAGTAATGTATAAAAGTCTGCAATTTTCTATCGAATCGCCATATCCATTTATATATCTCGGAGAATGATAAAATGAATAGTCAACAATTACACAACGATTATATTTGTGTTCAATTGATTTATATTCACTGAAATTTTCCGTAATCAATGTTTCTTTACCAAGCATGTCAATGTCTTTTTGTGCTTGAATATATCTTCCAGCTTTAGGGTGTTCATAAAATACCGTGCTATCATTTTCTTTTATCAATTCGTCAGGAGTTAAACATATTATTACGTGAAATCCCTTTTTACCGTCAAAATGTTGTTGATCGGAATGTATAAAAGCACGTGCGTAATCCTTTTCGCGAATAAAACGAAATCTACTCGCGACTATTTCTATATCTTTACCAAAAATATCCATGATCTTTCCTTTCATTTCATCTATTACAATCATTTTATTTATGGTGTCACATCCTCCATAGTATCCATTGTTGAATTTTTGATACTTTTCTTCAAGTGCCATGGAACGTATTTCGTCCGGACATTTGAAGAAATTATCAATCACCTTTACGTAAGGTTCCATTATTATTTAGGAAGCCAATTTATTCTCTAATTCGGTCACACGTCTCTCCAGTTGTTGAATCGCCGATATCATCAAAGGATCCAAACCATTAGTATTTATGGTAAGTACATCTTTGACTGACTTGCCTTTGATATATGTCTCGTTATTTTCGTTCACGAAATTACTTGAAATTTTTTCTGCACTCAAAGATAACACATTTCCTTGAATTTCATGAATAGTTAATGTTTTAGAATCATTTTCTGAATTTTCAATTACAATTTTATCACCTGAACTCCACGTGGAAACGTCGGTCATAGTAACCTCCATGGTGGTGTTGGATGTGATCTGTGAAGGGTATGTCGTTTGATCCGTTGGAATAACTCCTTCAATTTTCGAAACCATTTCTGGATAAAATTCTTTAACATCCTGAGCAATGAATCCATACTGTAAACCTTTTCCCTTTGTTTGGTCTTTCCAAGTGTATGTCTTGGGTTTCAAATTCTTTATGACATTCAACGCATAAGCATCGTCGACATCTAAAATGTTATCTTTTAGCCGTTCATCAGAAAATGTACTATAAGTACCATCTATACTCAAATTGCCAGTGGTGCCAAACAAATACATTCTATTGGAACCCTTATATTCAAATCTTAAATCGACTGTATTTCCGAGATGTTGCACTATCCAATAGCTGGTACCCGCGGAAAAGGTTAAACCATATGCATCCCTTAAATTGAGTTCCCTGAAAAGCGAGGCACCATAAGGATTGCACAAATACGAAGTGCTATTCCGGTCAATAAATCTCGAGCCATAAACATCCCCAGTCGCAGAAATGGTCGTGCCTTTAATTAACGTTCTTGAAATGGTGGTCGGAAGCCGGGAATTGTTGATCGTCCCAGTGCTTATGCTACTTGCGTTTATGGACGATATAGCAGCTCCACTTCCGGTAAGCGCCGTGGCCGAGAGACCAGAGTTATTTATTAGTGCTCTTACGTTATCATTAGTCTTAAATGAAATCGTATCAGTTCCAGAAAATCCAAATGCCGAATTATCATTAATATGGGATATCCAGCTGCCGATGCGTAGATTTGCCGAGGCCGAAACCGTTGTCATATTAATTGTCCCGGCTGTTATGTTACCTGGGTTTATAGCAGTTATACCGGCTCCACTTCCGGTAAGCGCCGTGGCCGAGAGACCAGAGTTATTTATTAGTGCTTTTACGTTATCATTAGTCTTAAATGAAATCGTATCAGTTCCAGAAAATCCAAATGCCGAATTATCATCAATATGGGATATCCAGCTGCCGATGCGTAGATTTGACGAGGCGGATACCGTTGCCAAATTAAGTGTCCCAGTGCTTATGTTACTTGCATTTAAGGTCGTTAAAGCAGCTCCACTTCCGGTAAGAGAAAGCGCCGAAACACCTCCTGCCACCGAAACACCTCCTGTCACCGAAACACCTCCTGCTCCGATGATCTTCACTGGATCTGCTCCCGCATTTATAGTAATCGGCGATGCCCCCTCTATATTGGAAGTTGTTATGGTTCCCACCACGCGTAAATCATTTCCCATGTAGATGTCCCCTGAAGCCTGAACTCGAAAAGCAGAATTTGAACTGAGAGCTGTATTAGTCACCGGGTTTCCAATGTATAGATAACTTCCGGTTTGGGGCTCTATGCCCATGTCTATGTTTACGTTTGACGTCGGGGCAGTTGAAGGTGACACTCTAAGTCTCATTTGTCTAGCTCCGCGCAATTGTGACGTGGACGCGCCGTCATAGTCACTGTACACTTCGAATGGAACCGAATTCGTGGTAGTGCCCTGCTCCACATTGCTGATAAATACCTGACCCTCAACCTCCAGTGGATGATTTGGATCTGTCTCCCCTAGACCTACGTATGGTGCAGACATAACTATTACTTGCGTAGATTTTTAGTTGGTCTCGAGAACCGCAAGTCTTTCTAATATATTTTCCAGTTGGGTTTGTTGTTCAGACACACGTTTCTCCAATTGCTGAATAGACGATACCATCAGAGGATCCAAATAAGAAGTCTTTATAGTATGCAGGTCTTCGACTGTTTTACCGTGTATGTATGTTTCGTTATTTTCGTTCACAAAATTGTCCGAAACCGTTTCCGCGCTCAAAGATAACACAGTTCCTTGAATTTCATGAATAGTTAATGTTCTGGCATTTTTTTCGCCATCCCTGATAATCATCTCGTCTCCCGAACTCCACGTGGAACCGTCGGTCACAGTAACCTCCATGGTGATGTTGGATGTGATCTGTGAAGGGTATGTCGTTTGATCCGCTGGAATAATGCCTTTTGTTGTTTCTACCATTTCTGGATAAAATTCTTTAATATCCTGAGCAATGAATCCATACTGCAATCCGCTATCCTTATCTTTGTCTTTCCAAGTGTATGTCTTGGGTTTCAAATTTTTTATGATGTTCAATGCATGCTCATCGTCGACATCTACAATTGTATCTTTCAAACGTTCGTCCGAATATGTATTGTAGGTACCATCTATATAAAGTGACCCTCCGTTTGTAAAATATGCTTTCACGGAAGCATTGTAATTAAAATAGAATCTACCATTACCCTGCTGATAAATAGCCCAGTCATTGGAAACGTCATCATAGAAATAGATTCGTCTCGACTCTGCTCCAGTATTGTTCATTCTACAATTACCGGAAACAGTCCATCCAGTATTTGCGGTTAATCTGGCAGTGGAAAAATTTTGTCCAGTGTCTCCGGCTTTAAATGCAAATTTATCATGTAGCCAACCATAGTTAGAAAGCCATAATTGACCAGAAGTATTCATAAACATTCTTCTATTGCCGGACCCATCCCCTCCATACATCCACACAAACGGATAACTTCCAATACCAGACGCGTATTGCGTCGTACCGTCTGTTCTAAACGCAATCTGCCTACTGTTTCCATATATTTTGAAATTTGCATTATCACCCGTGTCTCTTAGCCAGTCATTAGTTATACTATATCTAGTTCCAGCAAGCGAACTAGTAGTAAGCGCCGTGGCCGAGAGACCGCTGGCGTTAACCTTCGCCTCCGTCACGTTATTAATTCTGAAATGAATATTTTTACCGGACGATGCATTTACATAAGTTTCCCCGTTAGATCGTTGCATTATTGCATAATCTTCAGCTCCTCCTTGTTTAGAATAATGACAAAAGCCTGCGTAATCGTGCCAACCTCCAATCCAACCAAGAACAGCTTGACCCAAAATATGTCTTGTATTTAAGTTTGGTAGTAGTACCATTTCCCCGCTTGTTATACTAGCTGCGTTTATGGACGATATAGCAGCTCCACTTCCGGTAAGCGCCGTTGCTGAGAGACCGCTGGCGTTAACCGTCGCCTTCGTCGAGTTATTAATTCTGAAATGAATATTTTTACCGGACGATGCATTTACCAAAGTTTCCCCGTTTGCATCTTGCATTATTGCATAATCTCCAGCTCCTTGTCTAGAATAATGACAAAGGCCTGCCCAACCGCCGTAAGTTCCTTGATAACCAACAACAGCGCGACCCAATGTATGTCTTGAATCTATGTTTGCTCGAGCAATAATTAATCCCGTGAATGTCCCGTTTCCAGCCACGTGAAGTTTCTGTGCTGGACCCGCAATCCCGATGCCGACGTTGCCGTTAGTTGAATCTATTCTCATTGTCTCCACGCGGGGGAGACCTGCTGGGAACGCTTCGGCATATGTAAAATTTCTGTTAACATTTGTATCTATTGCCGCGCCATAACCAAATATTATATCACTGGACCCGGTGCCCGTTGTGTCATTTGAATCGGCTACTATTAGAATATGTGCATCAGATGTGATTGCGGTATTAGCGCCACCATGAATAAAAGAATCTGCGTCGTTCTGACCAAGTAACATATTTCCATGAACTTCCAATTTCTGCTGCGGACTAGTCGTCCCGATGCCGACGTTGCCTGAAATATTCGCATCCCCCACGACATTCGCATCCCCCACGACATCCAGGACGGTCCTCGGTTCGCTGGTCCCGATGCCGACGTTGCCTGAAATATTCGCATCCCCCACGACATTCGCATCCCCCACGACATCCAGGACGGTCCTCGGTTCGCTGGTCCCGATGCCGACCCTCCCCGCCTTGTAGGTCACCACGTCTGGTGAAACACTGAAGTACGCCTTCTGGTAGCCGTAGAGCTCCCAGACCTCGTCCGCGGAAAGGGCGCGATCGTAAAGCCGATAGTTGGCGATGGAACCGTTGAAGTATTCACCACTAGTATTATTAGAACCTAGCGCAAGTGCGGTACCTGTTAAATTTAAAGTGGCACTACCAATAGTTGTAAAACCCTCAGGTTGTCCATTAATGTATATTTTTGTAGTGCTGTCTTCACCATTGTACGAAACCACATAGTGATACCATGTGTCATTTTCTATAATAGTATTTGCTATCAATTTAAAGTCGGCAAATATATCAAAGTAAATTTGATTACTGTATATGTAAACTAAAGATGCTTGTGAATTAGATCGTGTACCGATAGAAACAATATAATCACCACCAGCAGGACTAACTACACTCGTTCTTTTGAACCACACTGCGTGTGAATGCGGAACATTACCAGTACCTAAACCGTGCGTCCCCGTGACGTTGCTTGTGGATCCGTTGAAGTACCACGCTTTGGGGTCGGTGCTCGCGAATGTCAAATCAACAGGCGTGGCACTGGAATCATCGACTATATTTTTTACTGTAGTGCTAGATGAATTAGCATTGCTCGCATCGTAGTAGACGTCCAGGAAGTCGGTCTTGGGCGTGTTCGGGACGGACTTGAATAGGACGCTCGTGCCGTCGCTGGTGGCAGCTGTGTATGGGGTGCCGTAATATTCAAGTTCTTGAATGGCTACCCAGGCTGCATAATCAATGTTGGTCCCCCATAATCCAGTTTCTTCCACATGAAAAACAAAATATGAATAAAAATTAGAAGAATTTACTGTTAAAGTTACAGGGTCGTTAGTCGCGACTAGCAAGTCGTCAAAATCATATATTTGTGTCCAATTTGAATCATCTGTGCTACCATAAATTTTACCCTTTTTCGGGAATCCAGTATTTCTTGGGTATATCTTTACATACTGTACTTTAAAGGTATTCTGTAATTGTATTTTTAGCCAAGAACCATTTGTCCCCTGAAAACTGTCTGTACCATCTGTTGGTAACCCTGTAGTGGTTACGTAGCTATCTAGATAAGATATCCATGAATCGCCGTTGACTGTTTTATACTTACCATTAAATGCTTCATAAGGTTGATAACTTCCACTATATTGACTGCTTGCGCTCGCCGTGTAACCAAAACTGGAATTTGCGGTCATCGCAGACCTTGGTTCTTTGACGTGATAGTATCGTGACGATTCCGTGAACTCCGCGACCACGTTGGTGTTGGCGGTCACGGTCAGAAAGGACGATCCCACGAGGTTCGAGGTCGTCAGGGTCTTGTCCGATCCCATGAGCAAGTTTGATGTAATGGTGAGTTCCGAATCGTGTGTGATGTTAGAGGTCGTCAGGGTCTTGTCCGATCCCATGAGCAAGTTTGATGTAATGGTGAGTTCCGAATCGTGCGTGATGTTAGAGGTCGTGATGGTTCCAGATGTCGTCAGTCCACCTACATCAATTGTGGCAGTTGTGACTGCGCCTTGATCTGTCACGCCTTGAAGATTTGGTTGGGCCGCGGTGTTGCTAAGCAAACCTCCATCTCCTAACAACAAAGATGCGGTGAGTGTTCCATCAATTGTAGCTAGACCATTTACATAAAGATTTGCAGTAGCATTTATATTTGAAGACGTAATGATGTTAGCTTCGAGATTAGCCATTTGACCTGGTGTGGACGTGAGTGTTTCATAAACCAATGTTCCTACTGTAAAAGACCCCCCGTTATTGACGACTACGTCTGATGTAATAGTCACTCCATCTGATGCACCAATTGTCAATGGTGACCCACCTTGAATGTTGGAAACTGTAATGGTTCTGAAGGTTGCGTCGCCGTTATATTGGATGTTTGCTCTCAATGCTCCGTTTGTATTGTAAACTTGCAAACAATCATCATTTGGAATCTCAGAAGATATAAGTTGTATAGACGCCAAATTAGACACGTTGGAATTTGGTACGGTTACATTGCTGTCGTCTACATATAACATTGTATTACCTTTAGTCACAAGTGAAATTTGATTACTTCCATATACATTGTTGTTTCCAAATACAATTGCAGCAGGGCTTAGTCCCACCTGAGCCTCATTAACGATAGCTTTTGTATAAACATATTTTGCTGTAGTAAAACCTGGAGTTGTAAGGGCCAAAAAATCACTTGGATTGGTTGAACCAATATCGTGTATGAAACTATCACTTGCGGTTATTGTTCCTGAAGAATCAATTTTGGACGCACTTAAGGTTCCTCCTATGAAGGCGTCGTTGGTGACCGTGTTGAGGTTGGTGATCGTGAGGTTAGAGGACTGAATGTTGGATGCACTTAGGGTTCCCCCAATGAAGGCGTCGTTGGTGACGGTGTTGAGGTTGGTGACCGTGAGATTCGAGGTCTGGATATTGGACGCACTTAGAGTGCCGAGAACTTCATGAGAATTGGTGACCGTGAGGTTAGAGGTCTGGATATTGGACGCACTTAAGGTTCCTCCTATGAAGGCGTCGTTGGTGACCGTGTTGAGGTTGGTGATCGTGAGGTTAGAGGACTGAATGTTGGATGCACTTAGAGTTCCTCCGATGAAGGCGTCGTTGGTGACCGTGTTGAGGTTGGTTACCGTAAGGTTCGAGGTCTGGATATTGGATGCACTTAGAGTGCCGAGAACTTCATGAGAATTGGTGACCGTGAGGTTAGAGGTCTGGATGTTGGACGCACTTAGTGTTCCCCCAATGAAGGCGTCGTTGGTGACGGTGTTGAGATTGGTGATCGTGAGGTTAGAGGTCTGAATGTTGGACGCACTTAGGGTTCCTCCGATGAAGGCGTCGTTGGTGACGGTGTTGAGGTTGGTTACAGTGAGGTTCGAGGTCTGAATGTTGGATGCACTTAGAGTGCCAAGAACTTCATGAGAATTGGTGACCGTGAGGTTAGAGGTCTGGATATTGGACGCACTTAGGGTTCCTCCTATGAAGGCGTCGTTGGTGACCGTGTTGAGGTTGGTGATCGTGAGGTTCGAGGACTGGATATTGGACGCACTTAGTGTTCCCCCAATGAAGGCGTCGTTGGTGACGGTGTTGAGGTTGGTTACAGTGAGATTCGAGGTCTGGATATTGGACGCACTTAGAGTGCCGAGAACTTCATGAGAATTGGTGACCGTGAGGTTAGAGGTCTGGATATTGGACGCACTTAGGGTTCCTCCTATGAAGGCGTCGTTGGTGACGGTGTTGAGATTGGTGATCGTGAGGTTAGAGGTCTGAATGTTGGACGCACTTAGGGTTCCTCCGATGAAGGCGTCGTTGGTGACGGTGTTGAGGTTGGTGATCGTGAGGTTAGAGGACTGAATGTTGGATGCACTTAGGGTTCCCCCAATGAAGGCGTCGTTGGTGACGGTGTTGAGGTTGGTTACAGTGAGATTCGAGGTCTGGATATTGGACGCACTTAGAGTTCCTCCTATGAAGGCGTCGTTGGTGACGGTGTTGAGATTGGTGATCGTGAGGTTAGAGGTCTGGATATTGGACGCACTTAGCGTTCCTGTAATATTAGCGGGTCCTGATAGATAAAGATTTGATGTGTTAACGTTGGACGAGCTTAATGTACCTGTAATGTCTGCAGGTCCTGATACATAAAGATTCGATGTGTTGACGTTAGAAGAATCCAAGATCCCCGTCGCGGTCAAGTTAGTACCTCTAATTTCTCCGACAACGTCCAATTTTTTAGTTGGTGTAGTTGTTCCAATACCTACATATGCAGCTGGATGGACACCTTCTCCACCAGAAATGAAAAACACACTATTACCTTCATCTTGAAAATCCACTACGGGCTGAAGTCCTGTTTGATTTGCTACAATAGCGGGACCGGTGCCTGCATTTTGAACATTCAGTGCAAATGACTCTGTACTAGTTGACGTAATTGTGACAAAACCTCCTGTTACTGACAAATTTCCAGTGATCAATACATGATCTGAAACGCTCAGACGAGGTGTCGTCATACTCAAAGCAGAAAGAGTGCCAGTGACGTCAGCAGGACCGCTGACATACAGATTTGATGTGGCATTGATATTGGATGCTGTAACACCGGACGAGGAGAGATAATTTCCAGCTCCTGTAATTGTAATATTTTCAGAAGATGTAAGTCCCGCCGAAGAAATAGTTCCATCCACTATGGCATTCCCTGTTATGGTTGCATCGCCTACAACGGTGAGATTGGTAATCGTGTCTGCCACGAGATTCGATGTTGATACAGTAGCAGCAAAAACCGTACCAGTGGTTGTTAGTCCCGTTGTTGTGACAGTTCCTGTCACTGGATCTGATTTTAGATCTTTATTTGAAGTTAGGTTAAAGTTCCCGTCACTCAACTGAATGACACCTCTCTTCCCTGAAGCAACAATCCCTCCATCAAAATCAGAAGAGTTGTCTATGGAACTCATTACTATTAATTAAAGACATAAAAACATATTCAACTAATAACGATGGACAGGTTCGACCCTCAGAATGAAAAGCATGTTCACTGGCTGAAGGGCTCTTTTGAGAAGATGGAGCATTACACTTCACCCGAATCTCAAAAGAACGGCAAGGAGTTTGTCCGTTACGTAAACTCTAATCCATTTGGGTTAACTATTAACGCCAGCAACGTCATGGACTGGCCGATGATCCACTCGATGATCGCCACAAAGTACGCGAAGGCGGTTCTCACTGGTCAAGCCTGGCTACCCTGATCTCATAGCCAGGAAACGTGTGACCGACCTCTGAAAGGAAATTTTCCATGATTTTGGTTCCTTGATTTGACATGAAATCAACGTAGATCATTTGTTCTTTGTGATCCACCTTGATGGGTATTCCAATACTTCGCAATCCATCGTAGTGGAAGGGGTTCACTGGCACTTCAATGGTAGTTGTCTCCATAGTTTAGTCTACAATGCCATGTTAGTTTTAACCCTGTATCCTTTGTATATCTTCTTTGCCTTCTTGACACATTCATCATGTAGATCCCCAATGAAGTATCTGGACATCGTGACAGTCACCATTTTTTCATGGTCATCCACCTGGGCGTCGAAGTCAATAGTCCTGATGCCCTCAAATTCCAGGGGTGAAACTTCCATGGCGATCGTCTCGTGTCTCATACTTAAAAATATAATGATTTTTATTTTTAAATATGCTCTACTACAGTTGCTTGTTCAGGAACGTGCCTGCGTACATGTTCAATAAGCGCACCGAACTGAAGAGACCCACCAAGAAGATGATTGAAAATCCTCACGAGCATGTCCACGACTGGATGGAGCACGAGGAGCTCTATTCTCGTCTTCACGATCAAAAGGTTCGTGAACAAGAGAACAAACTGGATGCCATGGAGTTATTCTGTAAGGAAGAACCTCATGCTCTAGAGTGTAGGATTTATGATGTTTAACGTTGTGCCAGCGACATAGCGAATGGATTGTTGTCCAATTGTTTGACAGCAAGGCCCAAGTTGTTTGTCCTGAAATCTGCATTTCCCTTGTAGGCATTGTTATTCTGCTTCCAAGTGATATCGTAATTTTGGGCGATGGACTGGTTTCCGGCGCCTCCCTCTACGACCGTGGAAAGACTGTCGCGGGTCTTGGTGATTTTGCCCTGAACTTGTGTGGCCGAGCCGCGAACGTTCATGCGGCCACCCGGAGGCGTGTAGCCCTTGTTGCCGCGTTCGGCGGGACGCAGAAGGATAGTATTTTGGGTGTTCTGGTAGGCACCTTCGAACGAGTGGATTCCGGGAGCAGCCACGTCGTTGGTTCGCGCCACAAAGTTTGCCTTGTTGCGCGTAGGAGTGTCCTGATTTGTTGCAGAGGATACTATGCGTTTAGGTGCACCAAACTCAAGACCGTCCATGCGGGTCGTGGTTTCCGAGCGGATGGTGGGTCGCTGCGTCTTCACATACTGTTCGCGTTCGCGCTGTCCGGTGAGCATTCCACCCTGACCCTGCGCGCGACCCTGTTCCAGAGGACGCTTTCCCTCGGCGCCCAAAAGTTGGTATGTCTTCTCGGGGCGGTTCTGAGTCACCGTTATACGCTCTGCCCCACGGTCAACAAAATCCTTGGCGGGACCCGACCTGCCCGGAAGAGTGGTCAGGCGATAGGCACCGACATTATTGGGCATCACGCGGAACTGCTGCTGATAGCCACCGTAGGCGGGAACGTTGGCCGGGACGCCGATACCGGGACCGACGAACCTTCGCTCGGCGGACGACAGATTGTTCATGCGACTCGAGACATTCTGGCGATCATACAGATTATATACGGGCTGTCCAAACGGGAACTGTGCATTGGGTGCTGTATCTTGAAGGGTTGCCACGACCTCTTTCTTAGGGTTGATGACGCCACCCATCGGATTATTTGGATTGAACGTCCCGGTGAACAGATCCGTCACGGCTGTCAATTCCTGGGTTGGAGTATTCACATTGTTGCCAAAAAACGGCAATTGCTGTGTCTCCCGGTTCGGAACGGGTGCTGGAGTAAAACCTTCTTTGCGGTCACTGCTGGCGATTTGACGACCCGCCACAGCAATCCCTAACAAGGCCACAAGACTCAATGGGTCCATATTAAAACTAGGGTAGATTTAAATTAGGCTGGATAACGACGATCAAAAACGGCGTTCTGAACATTCGCCCGGCTGCTCGCGGGATCCCACGACCGAGTACGAAGAGGCACCGAGCAAGACATCTCCATTGAAGGGAAGTCGTATTGGCGACCGGCATAGCCCTTCTTGAAGAACGTGCTAGACTGAGGCCGGAGCATGTCCTCGACCAGAATCAGATTTCCTGGAGCCCCCTTGCCAGCCATGTAAGGGGCCGTCCCGTAGAGGGGTGTCGAAGCGCGACCCGAACCTGCATAATTGAGGTTGCTGACTACCGGAGGCGCGATCACGTGATCGTAGGCGCAATCCACTGGCAGACTCTCGGCATCCAAAAGAACCTTTGACGTGTTGAGCTGATAAGCCATATTACTATCACCAGAGATTTTAACTAGTGGTGCCACCGAAAGTTCCTCTGAGCTGCTGAAGTTCGGGCATCCTGGACTGTCCAAACATTGACGCGTCACTGGGATAGCAAGCATCGGTATTATCCCGACAGACCTTGTTCATCAACGGGGCATAGGCACCGCGAAGGAATGCGCTCTGATCGTTGGGGATGGTCGTTGACGGCATGCTGTAAAAGGCACGGGACGCCTGGTTTCGGCTCGAATAGACGTCAGCCTGGTCGGTGGGAGTGCCGTCGTTCATAAACTTCTTCACCTTGTCCTTGACGGTCGGGTAATAGCACGCCGCCGTTCGCTTCGGGTTGTCCACGTAGTCCGAAATAAGTACATTGGCCATGGGATTTTCCTTGGTCGGTTGCTCGCACGACTGCCCTGGGGTGGTCGCGTTGAATCTGACCCCCTCCTCCTCGAACGAAGCTGGTCGCATGCCTTCCTTGATGCCTCCCGCCAGAAGCATGGAAGCCATGACCATGATAACCGTGAGACCCAGGTAAATAACCCTGATGTCGCGATTGATGACGTAAAGGATCGCCATGGTGTAGAGGATGAACCTCGTGGCGGCATTGAGCCTCTCCACGGGGGTCTGCTTGGCCAAAGGCCAAAAGAGTAGCACCTTGTTCTTGGCAAACAGATGCGATGGATTTCTAAACCACGGTTGTTCCATTCTTATTTATTGACTAGTTATTTTTTTCACTCGGATGCACCGGGTGGCTGCTGAAGAATCTTGCTCAGATTTCCCATGAGCGGGCCAAGGGCGCCCATGATCTTCGCTTCATCGAGACCTCCCTGACCGTCGCCGAACTGCTGCTCGACCTTGGAGGTCATCTCCTGCATCATCGCCGGGTTCAAAAGATTTCCAAGGATACCGGCAAAGGGGTTAGACTCGGCGTCGACATCTTCGCCCTGGGGTGCAAACATCTTATTGATCATTTCGGGTGAAAAGTCCATCTTGGTTTGGCGGGACGCCTGGATCTCCTCCTCGCTGACGTTGTTACCGAGCACGTAGAGACCCTGAACATACTGCCAGATCGCCGAGCGACTTCCATCCGAAAGCTCAGAATTCCACATGGACTCGAGGTCGAGGGTCTTCAAAATTCCATAGCTACGCGAAAGTTCCTCGAAGATCTTCTCATCCTGATTGCGAATCAGATCTTCGTGAGGCTTCACATTTTTCATAAACGTTTCCAGACATACACCAGCATCCTTCTTGATCAGCATGCCGACCGTGTTCCTGTAGGTCTTCACAATGGTATTCTCTGGGAACGTGTGAGCCAGTTCATCCACAAACTGTAGAAGAAGTTCGTTAAATGTATCTACACTGGCCATTTCGTACTATTTAAAAGGAGTAAAATCTTTAATTACATACCGCGACTAACTTCTGGAAAGGGCGTCTCATAAATCTCCTCGCGCTGAGAGATGCCGAGATAGACGATCGCGCCTACCAGAATGGCATTCAGAATCGCCGGTTTGATCATGTCCGCATTCCTGGGAGGCGCCTCGCGATTGATACGGGCGACCAACTGGATGTAGGCCATTGTGACGACCGCACCGACCAAAGCCGCGATCAAAGGATTTTTAAGCGAATCGCTGATCATTATTACATAAAGCAGATTTTAGTATGTTTAACGGTTCGCATTGGGATTTATAGAAAAATCTTCTTCTTCGTCCATCGGTGTCATGGGCGCCCTCCTCATAATCTTGTCGTTGAACGTAAAATTCTTGGTCTCCTGAGGTGGTTCCATGTCCGGTTCTTCTGATGCCATTTCAGGTTCCGGTTCAGGTTCCGGTTCCTGTTCAGGTTCTTCGTGTGATTCCTCATCATATTCACCTCCCACGGGAATCTCCCCCTCGCTTGGAAACATACCAGTCTCTTCTTCCATTGGCTCGGGCTCAGGCTCGGGCTCGATCGTCTCACCGTTCATGACGTCCACGGCATTCTTGTTAAGGTAGGTCTTCAGGATCTGATTGATCGGAAGCATCTCCTTGACCGTCTCTTCGACCACCCCTTCCATCCGCTTGATGAGATCCTTGCGACGGTCGTTCCTGCTCCCGACCTCCTGATAGATGTAGGGATCCTCATAGATCCGCTTGGCGACGTTGGTGTAGACGCCCAGCACGAAAACGTCGTTGGTGGGAATCTTGAGAGACACCTTGCGCGAGTCCTTGGAGAGCCTGACCGACGAAATGATCTTGACCGTGGCCACGAAGCATGCCGCCGTCATCTCATCCAGGCATCCACCACACCTATCCACACACTTGCCGACCTCTGAATCGATCCGATAGTTGTTCCACTTAGGGATATTGGCGAGTTTCTCCTGAAACATTTTGAGCGTGTTGCGTCCCTGGGTCTCCACCTTGGCTTCGGCGTAGAGCGAGTCCATGCAGTCCAGAGCGCTGGGCAAAATTGTGGACGAAAGTTGGTTCAATAGTTCCTTCTTGGCCTCCACAAGAACATTAAGGTTATTGTCCATAGTTACTGATAAAATGTATTTAATTCAGCGATATTTGTCCGCGGCTTTTTTGAGGTTCGCGAGGGATGCAAACTCATTTTCCGGCTCTTTGGGCTTGGACTTGGGCTTGGAACTGGACTTTTTGGACGTCTTGGGGTACCACGAAACAAACAATTGACCATTTTCATATAATTGTGTGAAGAAACCGCCGTTGATGAATTGTCGCTCGACGTACTGGGCGGCCTTGTTCAGGTCAAATGAAGGGAATCCTATAAGGAACGAAGGCACCTGAACCCAAGTTTCGTGCAGTCCCAAATCAGCGACTTGCCTCACCTTGGTGCTGGCGCGTTCGTAAATCTCCGTATAGAGTTTCTTTTTTAGCTCTCGTTTTCTGTGGTCGATCTGTTGAACTTCGTCCACCCTCAAGGGCATTTCTATTAATCTTTTAGTTTTTACTAATTCACATTTGTCGTATCCTCGTCTGGATTATTGGCGAGCCACTCGGTTGCAGCGGAAACGGTCTTACTATACCTCATGTCTTCGCCATCGCCCCACTTGTCCTTGATCGCCTTATCGACAAGTGCCAGGGCGCTCTTGTTGGGCACGTTAGAGTTGGCAATGGTATCGTAGGGCATCCATTCGCCTGCAGTGAGTGTATCCTGAAAAGCCTTGATCTTTTCGCCGTTCTTTAAGGGCTGACTGGTAATACCTTGAATCTTGATGCCATCCTCATCTCCAATGGCAATAACGTCCACTTCGGTACCGTAGAAGCGCTCTGTTTCAAGAAGCAGGAAACGGCATCGGTACGTCGCTGGAACATTATCAGGAACCGTGGAATAGTTCTGATCTCGCTTGAGTTGATCAAGGTAGTTGATCAGTGCGGTTCGAGCTAATTGTTCTTGATCAGTGCCGTCTCCGTCCCTGGTGAGTAAGGCGTTCTTGTCACGAGCCTGAAGGAACTCGACATATGAATCATAAACGTCTGGGCGTTTCTGTTTGAGTTCGCTAATCTTGTCCGGTGAATCAAACACTTGAATGAAGATAGTTTCAATTGGGAACATTTTCAGCCCTTGTGTATTGAATATTTCATTGACGGTGGCGTCCAAAATCTTCTTAATCATAAATGCTTTGATCGATACATCCTCTACTGGGTTTCCGGTAATCTCGAGATTACCTTCTGTTATCACACCGGTGACGGCGGGACGGAATCCAGCGAACCCGCGATCCCACCTGAGTCCCTCGCGGTTCATGACAAGGTATCCCACAATCGCGACAACCAGCACGATGAAAAATATAGTCTGCATACGCATCTTATATACTGGTGCGAAATTATATCCCCTGATAAATTCACCAACGCTTGTAAGAAAGCATGTTTGCCATCATGTTGTACAGTCCACGCTGTCAACACTGTCTTGAGATATTCAATCTATTGGATCAATGTCCTATCAAGGATCAGATCAAGTACCAAAACATTCACGAAGAATCTGTTCCAGAAGATTATCGCAAGGTGCTTACCCATGTTCCAGCATTGATCACCAAGGACGGGAGACCTTTGATGGGTCCAGAAGTCAAGCAGTGGGTTCTTTCCATGATGCCAAGTGAAGTGGAATCCTTTGATCATTCGGCATTCGCATCATTTGATGGAAATCCCACTTCGGCACCAGGTCTATTTGATCTTGAATCCTATGGCGCTCCGCTGGCGCCTCTTATGACACCCGAGTTGGAAGCCAAGATAAACAAGAAAACCACAACTAACTAAATGATCACAAACCCAGAAGAAGTTCCAAAGTCACTTGGAAATACATATTCGTATAAACAAGGATACAGTTCGTGGAAAGAATTCATCAAGGAACGTGGGGACTCTGGATTCAAACAATTTCTTGAAGATCTTTATGTGCGCGAATTAAAGAAAACGCGCAATGATTCTAGTAAATGTTCTTGAAAACTATTCAAGCAACTGCATTTAAAAACATCTTTGAGGTTCTCAAAGACATCCTCAACGATGTTAATGTATCTTTTAGCAAAAAGGGGATTCACATGTTGACCCTAGACAATGCTCGCACTGCTATGGTAGAACTATTTCTGGATGGTAATCAATTTGAAGAATATTCATGTGAAAATGAAATTATTGTTGGTATTAATACCACAAATGTTTTTCGTGTTTTGAAGTCTGTCACAGTAAATGATGTACTGGTAATGAAGATTGAAGAAAATCATGTACTAAATATTTCTATTGAAAATAGTACAAAAAAGAGCAAAAGTCATTTCAACCTTCGACTCTTGGACATAAACGACGAGATGTTTGAAGCACCAAAACTCGTGGTAATGAGTATTACAACTTTTCAGACCGTAGATTTTCAGCGGTTGTGTAGAGATATTTCGCATATTGGTTCTGAACTTGTAATAGAGAGATCATTCAAAAAGATTGGGTTCCGATGCACTGGTGACTTTGCAGAACAGTACACTGAATATGACATCGACTCTGATACCACCAAATTCGATTCTATGAAAGATGTATTTTCACTTAAATATCTAAATCTTTTCACAAAGGCAACATCAATGTGTTCCAATATGAAACTTCACCACCACGGAGAGGAGATGCCTCTCGTCCTGGAGTATAAGGTTACTTCACTAGGTGAACTTAGATTCTACTTGGCACCAAAGTGCGAGGAGTAAGTTCTTCATTCTTCTTAATAACAATCTTTTTACCAAACATATAGACGTGCCACTCATCTGGTACCTCTTCATTGGCATCAAATAGATCCTCCATACGGATGTCTTTGACGTTGTGAAAGTCCGACCTCGGTCCGGCGTAGCGCAGAAATCGAGCTGTATCCCACATCTTCACTTCGCCATTTTCCATGACTGCCTCGACCTTGTTAATCATGATCGGCCCTTTCATTCCTTCCGATTCTTCAATATCACGTATCCTGCGCATAGGGTCTCTGGTCACCATAGAATAAGGTGCACCGCGGTAGGTATATTCCTGCTCATAACGAATGTTCTCAACACACTCTGGCTTCTTTCTACGCAACACGTAAATGGCATCCCTGAAGTCTGGATAGTAACACGTGATATAGGTCTCTCCTGAGTTCATCAAAGGCCAGCCCTCCATAATTCGCTTCCACTCTGGCGAAGGAAAAAGACAATCTTTTTTTGTATTAATATCATAGATCATTTTCAAAGGCATAGTTACCTTATAGGGATCCTCGTTATACCACCACCCGACAAGCTTGACGAGAAAATTATACATTTAAAGTTATAACGATACTTTTCTTTAAATGAGTTTACTCGAACGATATAACACAAAAATCAAAGAATATGAGAATGATCAAAATGCTTTACATGAATACATAACTATGGCATCCCCTTATATAAAAAGATATCACGAAGAGAATTGTCGTCGTGATATATTTTTAGAATATATGCGCGTAGTAGAACAAGATATTACACAAGCAATTGATACAGACTTTAATACTACAGATACAATAAACAAAAACGATAATTGTAAAAATTGTAATTCTACAAATGTGCACGAAAATGAGACCGAAGGAGAAATCGTATGTCAGGATTGTGGTTCATGCGAGAGTTATATAGCCACCAGATTATCCTACCAAGACGAACAGGACATTTCAAAGAATACTCAATATTCATATAAAAGACAGAATCATTTCAATGAATGGGTTCAGCAATTTCAAGGTAAAGAAACGGCTAATATTCCAGATGAATTGATAGAACAATTGCGTTATGAACTCAAGAAACAGCGTATTGAACAAGTATCTAAAATAACTCACGCCAAGGTACGAGGCCTCTTGAAAAAAATGCGCCAAAATAAATACTATGAACACATCCCTTATATTGCCAATATTCTTACCGGCGTGAGACCGCCAGAAATGCCGATCGCTCTCGAAGAGCGTCTCAGACTCATGTTCAATGAAATACAGGAACCCTTTGACCAGGTGTGTCCCAAGGATCGCAAGAACTTTCTGAGTTATCCATACGTTCTTTACAAATTCTGCGAACTTTTGGGAGAAGACCAGTACCTTCCCTACTTTCCACTTTTGAAGTCCAAGGAAAAACTCACTCAACAGGATGTCATATGGAAGGACATGTGTGAAATTCTCAAGTGGGAATTTATTTCAACAGTATAACTAGCAAGGATGTCGTCCTACATGAGACTGAATGATGGAATTTCCATCAATAAGATAAATCCGTACGCCGACCCGATGAATTTTACGCCGGGTGTCCCTCTGGGTGGTGCTTACAAGGCGGTATATAAACCCTCAGATGAACCCCAGGTGGCGCTTGTTAACGCCGTTCGCCCCGTAGGGGATGCGCTCGGAGGACCACTTGAAACCCACATGACAGAAACGAGTCAGGGGTGCGAGAAGACCATCGCCGCGGGGTGGAGAACCCCGTACTACTGCACACCGGGATCTCAGAATTATCCACTGAACAGGAAACCAGTACCAGAGCGAACATATTCACTGCCTCCTTGGAACGACACACCCAAACCCAACGAACCCATCACCGTAAAAAAGGAGGGCATGGTCGGTAGTATGGACGCTGCAAACTTCGCGGGTAACGCTGCTTCAGCTATACTCATAGCCCTCAGTATTATGACGCTCGTCAAATTTTTGTAATTTTGACGCTCTCTATTTTAGGGTTTCGTTTTTCTATTGTATCCCTCTCGAACTGAATTTTATTCAGGATACCTGGGCACTCGTGAAACTCCACTTGAATACAAGAGGTACACAGAGACGCGTGATCGCAGTAAGCACATGGAACGCAGATAATCTTCTTTCTTTTACAGTGACCACATCTCATATTAAAGAAGTGAGGAGTCTTACTTTTAAATATGGAAGCCAAAAACTTTCGAACCTTTCTTGGAAACGTCATCAAAGCGCGTGATGAAATCCAGGAACCTAAGCCCACGTTGCCTAGAGTGTCTACGATGACGGTCATGGGAGGCAGGGATGGCATCACGACCCCTCTCGCGACTTTCAAGGAGAAGTTTGTCGACGGGACCGGTGGTTGGAACATGGGAACAACCCATTTCAACAACTCACTGACACTGTCAAAGGATGTCGGCGAAACCAAAAAGCGCTCTGTCAAGTTGTTTCCGAACGGGAAGATTCACGTGACAGGATCATCTACACCAATGGAAGGACTGGAAATCATCCAGGAGATCCAAAAAATAGTAGATGAGGTCTTTCCCGAGACCAAAAACAATCCCGTGTCACCCATGGAAATACAGATGATCAATGCAACGTTCCGTCTCCCTCACGGCATCGATCAGATGGCTTTGTTGGATCTTTACAAGAAACACAAAAAGTTTGTGAAAAAGCCATCTTACAGTCCAGAGACTTACTCGGCGGTGAAAGCCAAGATGTTCAACATGACGGTCAGTGTTTTTAAAACCGGTAGCATCGTAATGTCGGGCGCCAAGAATTTCAAGGATATCGCCATGGCATACAAGTTCTTGATCAGAATTCTTTATGATCCACTAGTCGAGGGGGACTTCATAAACTTCAAGGAAAAGAATGACAGAATGGTACATCAGAAAGAATCATTCCACCAGAGGATCAGAGATTTTTATCTACTGAATAAGTAAAAGATGTCTCAGCGTCTTGGTATGGCCGATGGTCGCGCCTTCACTATTTACACCTCTAACCAGCTGATCAACGATAAGATCATGGCTGATAATGGTATTGCGTATCCTCTTAACTACCAGTACCGCCAGCTGATCACCAAGATGGGTCCTGATCTGCTCAAGCCCATCACCGACCTTCAGCGCGTGGGTCCGGTGCCCTCCAATAGCATCACTCGGTGCTTCTCGGCGGATGTCCCGCTGCTCAAGGTCCCCAAGACTAATTAAATAATAAACTCCTTGAAATTCCATTATGGACTACGTAAAGCAATTTCAAGATGCATGTGCCGCTATGAAGAAGGACGGAACTCTTACCCAGGAGAGGATGACCGTCGCCTGGCTCATGTTTATGCCCAAGGATCAGGCCGAAAAGGCCGTCAATACTGCTAGAAAACTTAGTTCGCGTAAAGCAGAGCCCCCATCCCGTTCTGGACCCTGAGAATGTTGTAATTGACCGCATAGATAGGACCATTGATACTTGAATCGTTGATGAGTTTGATCGAATCCATGCGCGAAAAGTTGCACGTTCCGGTGGGCTGGAGCTTGGAGGCATCCAGACAGAAGGGGATCATCAGTTTTACATTGTAGTATCCAGTAGTACTATTGGCTGCATCCGTTCCAGACTGAGTCTGATGATGATAGGCCGAAACCGCAGTGTAATGTGGAATCGCTTGCTTCTTTTCACCTACATCCGTACCGTTAAGCTGAAGAAGAACCTTTTGGTCTGCAGCAAACGCGCTTGCGGTGGAAGCAATAAACTTAACCGGGTGATTGAA